TACAGATTCGCAATGGGTGAGTTATCAATGCTTCGCACCCTGCGTGACGAAATAAAAGAAGCGTTGCAGATTGAAGGAGACCCTCTCGATGAGTGATCTATCTTTAGATTCCATCGCAGCAAAACCGTCCGTTACGGACGCATATGTAAGCGAGACAGAAAAAGTCTTAGACCCTACCGTGTTAGACAAATCTTTGGTTGAAAGAATGCCAGACCCCTCTGGATGGAGGCTTTTAGTTCTTCCATACAAAGGCAAAGGCGTGACAGATGGTGGCATACAACTTCTTGAATCCACTGTGAGCAAGGAGAACTTGGCTACATCTGTGTGTTATGTCATGAAAGTCGGCCCATTGGCTTATCAAGATTACGATAAGTTTGGCGGAGAGCCATGGTGCAAGAAAGGCGACTGGGTGCTTATCGGCAGATATGCAGGCGCTCGTTTCTCTTTAGAAGACGATCATGAAGTTCGCATCATCAATGACGATGAAGTGATTGGCACTATTCTTAATCCAGATGACATTAAGTCTGCATAGGTGAAATATGAGCGAAGAAACTTTAAGCGAAGCGTTATCTAAACTAGATAGCGACGAAGATATCAATAGGGCTGCGCTCCCCGAAGGGCGTAGAGTCGAGGAAGAAGTTCAAGAAGACGATGCGGTTATTGAGTTTTCTGAAGAGGAAGCTGAAGAACTTGCACCTGTCACAGAAGATTCTGTTCAAGAAGACTTCGATGCTCCAGAACAATCTGGCGAAGAAGAACTTTCTGAAGTTGAAGTCAAAGCCAGAACGGCTCAGAACAGAATCAATCAAGCTGTTAAGCAAGCCAAAGAGTACCAGCGCCGTGAGCTACAAGCGTTGCAATACGCTAAAGAGATCAAGGAACAGAATGATGCTTTGGCCGAGCAGCTAAAAAGCACTCAAACATCAAGCGCTGAGCAGAACCTTAGGATTCAAGAGAACTACAGCCAAGAGATGGAAAACCGTGTTGATACGCAAGCTATGGCTGCAAAGCGTAACTTAAAAACTGCGTATGAATCTGGTGATCCAGACGCTATGGCTGACGCACAGCAGATGCTTGCTCGAGCAGAAGCGGATCGAAATGCACTTGCTAAGTATCGGCAAGACCTAGCTGACTACAAAGTGCAGTACGATGCGTGGCTTGAAGGGCAAAATCAACAAGCAAGAGAAGCACAAAGCTTTGAAGAGCTTCAACGTGAACAAGGTCTTACTAATCCTGTTTACGGACAACAGGATCAGCCTGTTTACGAAGAGCCTTCTCCGCGTGCTCAGGAGTGGGCGACCAACAACGAATGGTTCGGAACTGACCAAGCAATGACTGATCAGGTCATGGCGATCCATAAAAGATTGGCAGCAACTCAGATTGACTTAGAATCAGATGAATACTACTCTCAAATAGACAAACAAATGAGGGATGCTTTTCCTCATAAGTTTCCCGCAGGAGGCGAACAACAACCCGTCCAGACCGTTGTCTCCAATACGCGCATAGCAGGAAGTG